GAACCGTGAGCATACTTAAAGTATGTTCCAGGAAGAAGTGTCCAAGTAAGGTTGCTTGTTCCGCCAACTGCGGTAACAACAACAATTTCACTACCGTTTGTAGCATCTGAGATGTAAACAATTGCTGGGTGTGTTGAACTAACTGTTGTAGCAAGAGTTGCAGCAGTAACAGCCATAGATGTTGATGAGGTTGTAACTGGAGCCGTTGTTGTGGTTCCGGTCATTGACGCTGCGGTAACAACCAAAGCCCCGCCAGTAAGGGAAACGGTTGGTACTGTTGTTGTGCCATTTCCAACTGCGGTGTAGTTATTTGCAATTGCTGTAGTTAAGTTTGCGTCATTAGCAGAAAAAATGTTTGTGTATGGATTAAATCCATCAATTGCTAATGCACGGTAAATACCAACTACGTTTTGTGCAAGTGCGGCGTAATCGTTTGTTGTAATTGGTCGAGGGGCAATAAGACCAAGTTCAGTTACCAAACGGTTTAGATATGAAGTATCTGTCTCGGCGTCAACACCAACAACCAATTGAGAGCTTGTAGCGGCTGTTGCTGTTACTAAAACGTTGGCCAAGTATGGCGACGTAACGCTTGGTGATAGGTATGTTGTTAATGGGTTAAGACCACTAAGCGTATAAATGTTATAGGCAGATCCAACGGCGGTTGCCTGCATTGTTATAAATGCTGATTGAACCGAGGCGTTTGTCCCTGTAATTGTGGCCGTTCCAGAAACGGTGCTGGCCACGGTAAATGTGGTTGGCGTTGGGGTGGTAAGAATCGTGTATGAGCCGTTGTAAGTGTTTGTAACGTCTTCCGAAACGGTAACAATTGTGCCTGCTTGAAAGCCATGAGCCGCGGTTGCCGTAAGGGTAAGAGTGGTACCATCACCAGAAGCCGTTGAGAGGGCCTGTGAGGGGGGTATTAGGGTGTCTACGGTCGTGGCGAAGTTATATGATGTCCCTTGGTAACTGAAGCCCGCAATCGTGTTTGCGGGGATAAGGTATCCGCCAATAGGAGGCGTAGCAACAAGGGTCCAAAGTGTCTGGATTGTCGCCTGAACCCCCGATTGTTGACTAAGACCTAAAAGTCCACCAAAGTATTTAAAAATAGATGCTGGAACGCCCGAAGCGGCCGTAGCAACTTCTGACGCCATATTGGCAAATTCTTCAAGAAGAAGAACCTCAAGATTACCTTCTCTTGGAATCCATCCTGGAAGCTTTGAGGCAATGTTAGCAAGGGCGGTTTGAACCAACGTGTTGCTGTCGGTTGTAATTGGAATGTCAATGTAGCCGTTTAGGGTCGTCATTGTTGCCCTCCGTTATTTTGAATTTTTACATTCAAAGTGGCGTTGTTGTAATTATCGTATTGAACGCTTACTGTTGTTTTTGCTCTTGGTTCCCAAGTAGATATAGCTTTTTGAATATCTACAGCGTTAATTTGTGACAATGGAAGATCCTCAATACCGTATTTTGGTGAAGCAGGTCGTTGCCCAACAACTGTTCCAAGAAGGAATCCAACACTTGAAGATATTTCAATATCGGAGTCTTGAGCGTTTACAATAACGTTTCCATAGTTTGGATCAAATGACATTTGATTTTGAAAATGTGGAACTTTTACTGTGTTAATTGATTGTGGCGGATAAGCAGTAACCGTTGTTGGTTGGCTTTCTGCGCCGGTAGAATCAACGTGAACTATTTGAATGGTTACAGCTAAGGGTTCTTGATTTGAATAACCAAGAGACATAACGGATGACCACGGAAAGATGGTGGTTGTTACCGGTGTTTGAAGAGTGTATTGACCACTTCCACTTGGCAGGGTGGGATTAGGTTTAACCGAGGAAAACGGCACATATGTGTAGTTAATTGGAAAGTCCGTTATAGGAGAATTTTTCAAAGCGTAAATTTCATACACCGATCCACTGGTAACGTCTGATGCGGCGGTCCAAGAGAGTTGGATTCCTGAATTCTGCACCCATAGTGCAGTTAGGTTAGTTACAGGCTCTGCCATAAGGATTCCTATTTTTGGGCGTTGACCCCCAAATTAAACGGTCCAATAAGTATTGTACCACACCAATGCAAGGGTTTAAATCAAACATGAACATATGGATCGGGGTCTGGGAACACAATTTGCGTTCCGCCTCCCCACCCAGATTTTGTTTTGGGTCCATATATTTTTGCGTTGGCAACATTTATATATGTATCGCCAATGTGGCCCAGTGAACTGCTAGGCGCACCAGAACCATAACGAAGTTGACCGGGGTGAAAACCAACAAAACCATGATGAATTGGCTTTTGGCTTTCTTGATCAAATGCAACAATTGCCGTTGTGCCCTTAGGAGGGGCAAATTCACCAACGTAAGGTATTTCTTCCCAGACCGTTGTTTGGCTAAGAGATGGAATAATTACCCTCATGTTGCCCTTGCTCAACGCTTTATTTGTTGCATCGGTGTCAAAAACCGTTGCGTAATACGAACCATGAAATTGAGGAATATTTACAAGCGTATGACCAAATTGATGTTTAGCAATTCTTTGAATAATAACATTTGGATCTTGTGTTACATAGCTCATTTTATAATAGCCTTTGTTATTGGTGTAAGCGGGGCTCCGTTAACGGGAAGAGATGTTGGAACAATGTATGAATCAATTGGCATGGGAACCTGAAGAGTAACCGTTGCCTGTGGCATAAACAGGTTTCTTTGAGTTCCCGCAACCATCCAATATCCATTAGCGGGTCCCATGTTTTGCAATTGAACAATTTCTCCAATATTAAAATTAAAGTTGTCCAACATACAAGTAACTGTTGCTTGACCATATGGCTTACCAATGTCCCAGTCAAAGTCAATAAGTTGTACTTGTTGAGTAAATTCTTTTAAGATGGGAAGATTTTTACCAGTTGTTCCAAGTGCGGCATTGATGGGTGGTGAGCCAGCTTTTCCAGAAGGAAGCGTTACGTTTCCTAACCAATATTCATCTGGTCCAAAATAAATAACGCCAGCGCTTTCCCAAAGTCGCCAACCAACACTTGAAGCAAGACGACTCATACAAGTCCAAGAATTTTCGTTCTTATCCGCTGTTGTTCCACGAGCTAAAGCAAGTTTGTAAATAGGTTGTTTTGTAATAAAAGGCCAGATTTTTTCATAATCAGGACCCTTTAGAACGCCACCGGCTTCTTGAACAAGACCGCTAATAAATTGCGTAATGTTGTAGCCAACCGTTGATTTGGTTTGACCGCTTAAAAGTCTTAATTTGTGTACAAGCGATGACTCAAAAACTAATTGAAGTTGGTCAGAAGCTTTCATTGTTTGGACAAGCGTGTACTCAAGACCATCAATAACAATTTTTTCATTGGCCTTTACAATTGTTTGTAAAAGTTTTCTATATGGATCTGCCAATTGCATAGTTACAATAGAAATCCCAGTAAGGGTTCTTTGTATAAACATGTCAATAATTGCTTCTTGATATGAAGTATCAAGGACTTTACCGCCTAAAAGAATTGAACCAAGGTCAACTGGTCCGAATCCCGCAATTTGTGAAGCGGATGATGATGATGTAGTAGCCATATATATACTCTACTAGGGAATTAGTATTATTTGATTAAGATAAACTTTACTAAAATTTGCCCCAACGCTTAAATTAAAATTGTTCAAAGAGGCTATTTTTGCCGATGTTGTTTTAAATTTAGTAGCAACCGATGAAAGAGTATCTCCAGCTTTTACGGTATATGTTTTAGTAGTAACAGGAATCGCTATTGTTGTTGAAGCTCCAGTAACGCTTGAAGCAAATATGGCGGCTGGGCTAATACCATAAGCCTCGTATCCACTTTGAAGTGGTGGAAGGTATTCGTAAAGAGTAATGGCTATTTTTTGTTGAATACGGTTTCCTGTTGCAAAATCTCTAACGGCTTCCGTAAATTCAAGACCATAAAGAATCCAATATTTAATTGAATTTCCAGGAATAGAACTACCGCTTAATGTAATAATAGGTGGTTGATAGGTTCCCGTAACGGGGCTTAACCATGTTTCCAAGTTGGTGCAATCATCTTCTACAGATGTAGCAATTGTTGTAGAACTACCTTGAGAACCTTGAGCCCCTTGTGCGCCTTTTGCAGCGCTATTTAATGCAGATGGCGTTGTAGCCTGTTTGTCCAAATAGCAATCAAATTTAAGTTGCCACGGAGAACGGTCAAACCATTGAGTTGCTGCAGCCGATTTTGGTCGGTCAACAACTTGCCATCCACCACTGCTACTACTTGGTGCAAAATTAGCGTTGTCAATAAGACTGACCGTAACTGGTTTGCCGGGTGTTCCGCCATTAAGAATTGGTGTCATGGTTATGAGTGTTGTTACATCAGCCATAATTAACCAACCTTCCAGTGTCCGGTACCTGCAAGCGCAGCAGTAACCGCTTGGGCAAATTGAGTAGAACTAAATCCCAATTCGGTGTAAATTTGTTTGTTTTCAGCGGCAATTTGTTTTGCAAGATCAGAAATAACTTTTGGTGTTATTTGACCCTTGTTATCTTTAGACAATTGAATAAGGTCTTTGTGAAGTGTTTCATAATTGCTTTTTGTATTCTGGTATGCATCTAAGTATTCTTTACGAACCGCTGCTGTTCCAGCAGTTTTAGAAAGTTTAAGCTCGGTTTGCATTGTTTGTTGAATGCCAAGATTTGCTTGCATTCCTTCTTGCAACCTTGCCTTAAGTGGCTTTGATTTATCCGTAACGTATCCAAGAGCTGTTGAATCTCTTTGGTTTCTATTTGATACAAAATTTTCAAAACCAGCTTGCGCAAGTGCTGCGTTTTTTGTTGCAAGTTCATTTACGGCAAACCCCATAAGCTGTCCATAGACAAGAGGGCGAATTTGTTTTACATAGCTAGCAAATGCAGGATTTGCTTTCATTTGAGCAGTTAATTTATCTAGTTCTGCTTGATTTCCACCAGTGGTTACAAGTCCAAATTTAGTTCTAATGGCCTTAGGCAATGCAGATTGAACCAAGTAGGCAAAATTATTTGCTAATTGTTTGCCTTTAAGATTGCCGGTGTTTCTATCAACAATTGCTTGTTGTGAGTATAGGTCGGTAAGCGCATTTAGATTGTTTGGGTTTTTCTTTAAAAGAGCTTGATCTTTTGCTATTTGTTTTTGTGCCGCGGCTGTTGCTTTTTGAAGTGAGGTTTGCGTTGCTGCATTTACTGGTTTTGGAGCACCGCCACCAAATAATCCGCCCAAAAAACTAAATGCGCTTCCAGCAAAAGGAAGAAGCAATGGTAAGGCAATACTTGCTGCCGTTCCTATACCAGGCAACATTGAAAGAGCGCTTGAACCCAGGTTAAATAATTTAGAATTAGCAATTTTTGCAAGAAATCCTGTATGTTTTTCTAATTCGTTTTTAGCAGTATTTTCAACCGTATTTTTAACACCCTGACCCATATATCCGGGCATCATTGCACCAGCATGAACGCGAGATTGTTGTTCTGCGTAAGGAAGTCCTATTGGCTTGCGACCAGTGCCAAATCCTTCTTCTCTAAGAAAAAGACCACCACCACCTTCTGCACCAGAAAATCTTCCCATAGAGAGCATTTCTGCGGCTTTAAATTGAACACCTGCTGCTTCTGCTTGAATTTTAGCAGCAGCTTGCATTTCTGCGCCCGCTGCAACAATCGGTTCTGTTGTTTTAACGTTTGAAAAAAGTTTTTTTAAATTCAAAGTATTTTTGAAAAAATCAAATATTTTTAAACCAGTTCTGAATGCTTTAAGTGCTGCACCCAAAAGAAGAACTTCTCCAAGGTATCCACCAACAACTTCAATAACATATTTGAATTTTGTAAAACCGCCAAAAAATGAAGCAAGAGCGTTGGCAACTTTAAGAAAAATTGGCGTAATGGTTTGACCAATTTTAATAAAATCAGCAGCAATTTTTGCTTCAATTATTTTAAATTGTTGACCTGGTGTTGTTAAAGCAATTTTAGTAAGTTCATTTACTTTTTTAGGGTCTGTATTTTTTGCAATGTTTCCAGCAGCAGCCAAAATACTAGGCAAGTTGTCAAGAAGTGCAGCAACTTGTACCGAACCACGCTGACCACCAAACATACGGGTAATCATCATGTTGCGAACAACGTCCATTTCTTGTGGCGTTATTCCCTTTCCGGATTTAAGATCTGCTGCAAGTTGTGCTTTAAATTGTGCGCCTGTTACTTTTTCACCCAATTGATTTTGAAAAGTTTGAGAAAGCGCACCGTTAAACCACGTATTTAATTGTTTATAGGCAGCAGCGGCACCAGTTGATCCTTTGTACTTTGCGTATGTTGGCAAAGGAGAAAGTGGTCCTTGAAGTTGTTTGTTTAGATATTGAAGAACGGCTGGGAAACCCTGCTTGTCTTGAATTTCTTTAATCTTAAAAGGATTAATGCCAAGCATTTGAAGTCCTTTTTCACCCTGAACCGTTGGGCTAAACAACTGCGTAATGGAACGAGTGGCATAAACACCGGCAGAGGCTGGCTTCATACCAAGTTTGGTGTAGGCAGCAAAGATGGCACCGGCATCAGCCATGCTCAAACCCTGTTGTTGCGCCGCAGCTAGAAGTCCATTACCAAAAGCTGAAGAAACGTCTTTAATGTATGCGTCAGCAGAACCAGCAATTGCAGAAGAGGTTCCAATAATTTTTGTAAGGTTGCGCCCTGTTCCTTTTAAGTTAGCGTTGTAAATTGACATAACAACACGAGCAGTGTTTTCAGATTGTGCACCCGCTGGAACATTACCCAAAACATTTAATTTAGCAATTGCAGTAGAAATTTCAAGCATTCTTTTAAGCGGTGTGTGTGTTCCCGCTAGTGAAGATGCAACACGATAGAACGTAGCAGCCATATCATTAGCTTTTTCACCAGTTTTTGTACTGATGTCAAGCAAACCTGACATAATTGCTTTTTGATCAGCAAGAGGAACACCGGCTTGAGTAATACTTTGAGTAACCGATTGTTGGAAACTCATGTACTTTTTAATACTTTCGTATCCAGTTAAAAGTGCACCACCCGCAATCCACTTACTGGCTTTAATAAGTCCGGTTGCGGCAGAACCACCAACAAGATTGCGCATTCCGCTAGATGCTGAGGCAGCGGCAGTAGCGTTTCTTTCATAGGCGGCTGTAGAGGAATTAATGCTGGCAACTGATTGATCCGCAGATAAGGAAACAAATTTGTATGAGTCGCTTAATCCAGCGTTGGATTTTGCAGCTCTATCAGAGGCTATAATGTCTTTATCAAGAGCACCTGCAAGAACTCGAAGGGTTTGATCAAACCTGTCAACCGATACGGCGGCTCCGTCGGCAGATGCTGATGTTCCGTCAATTCCCTTAATAACGCGGTCAAGCCCGGCAGCGACCTCTGCGCTACCGAACAACTTCATCATAAATTCTAGGTAATTAGTTTCTGATGCCATGTATTTAAAACAAAAAAACCGCTACCCCCAAAGGGATAGCGGTTTGTTGTTTGCCGCCTTCTATATTGGCGGAAGGCTGTTAGAAGATTTTCGCAAGAACCTTTGCGACTTCTAGACCAGTCAATTCCGCAAGAACTTTTATTTCCTCTGATTTTTGTTCACTGCTTAATTTCATAGCCTTTTTCATCAAGGCAATTGATATCAAGTAATCTTCGTGGCCCTGAGTGATGACCTTGTAAGGGTCCATACCCAATATTGTTGCATACGCGCCCGCCTCTATGTACGGGTCGTCATCCAGGGCTTTTAAAAACTTTCGTCAGCTTCGTCACCGGCAATACCACTCCACTTAAAGAGTTTGTTTGCGGTGTCAATTAGATCGCCTTCGGTAAGGTAAACACCGAGAACAACATCTGAAGCACGCTGAGCGTCAAGCCCAATTGCATCAGAAAGTTCTGTGTCAAACTTTGTCCAGGCACCCTTAGAGTCATTAACCCTAAGAGAGAGTTTATTTTCGGTGTTTCCATCAACAACTGCATAAACACCAATGCATGCTTCAATGAGCATGTCTGCATTAGCGAGCAATGACCAGTCTTCTCCGCCGACCTTGCGACGACGTTCAATAGCCTTATTTAGCTTTACTGCTGATACTGGCTTAAATCGAACGTAAAGTTCTGGTTCGTCCCAACGAGGGACTTTAATGTCTGTATGCAGATCGTTTACAATCTGTGCACGACGGTCACGCAAAGCGGCAAGTGGACTGTCTTCAGCCAACCCGCCGCTTTGCAATGAGTCATTTTCCAATTCGGTTTCTACTTTAAAGTCAACCATGTGTTCCTCCAATGGTCTAGTCGTTTATTTAAAAATTAGTTACTTACTGTTTCTACAGCAATGTCCACTTCGTACATTCTAGCAGCATTTGACGTTGAGTCAGTACCGCCGTCCTTTACGTTAACAAGGCGACCTGAGTAGGTACGTGCAGCACCTGTCCAGTTGTTTCCTTCGTCGTCAAGTGGTTGAAGTGTAACAGTAACCATAACACGTCCTGCCATGTTGTGCAAGTCAGCAAGAATAGCGTGGTCAACTTGGGTTTCGTAAACTTTGGTCAAAACAACGTCTGAGTAACTTGGGAGTGAAAGGTATGTAATTTCAGGTCCCATTCCACCTGGACGGTGTTTGTTCACAGCAGCGGTAACGTCTCCACCAGAAAACTTGTCAAATACAATTGATGAACCAGTATTCAGTGTAGTCAGCGTCATCCCTGTTGGAATGTTTCCACTGATCTGCAAGGTGGCAAGCCACTGTTGTTCAGAACCGTAATTGTGTTGAGTATAAAAAGCCATTTGATTTCTCCTTAGATTTATTTAATTAAGCTGGAAGGGTAGCGTTGGAGAGGAATTTTGTTACGTTGATAGTAACGAACTCACCAAACGGCGACATCTTTAGGTTTACTGCTGCATTGATTTGACCAGCCGCAATTGTTGCAGGTGTGTTTACCTGTGGTCCAACATTTACGTTGAACGATGCGTCTGCGGATGATCCATAAAGGCTTCCGCGAACCCAGTATTGTTGGCAAACACCTGAAAGCGCTCCACCAAACTGACTGAAAAGGTGTCCCTTGCCATCAATTTCTTGGAACAAGAATGCTTCACCGATACGGTCAAAGTCGTTAATGATTTGCATACGGAAACGACCGTTGTTGAGGTAAGTCCAGTTACCTGATGTGTCAAGTGAACGGTATCCGTAAACAGCAATAATTCCAGTGTTTGGAACAACGCGAATTACGTTGATACCTGCATTGTTAAGCAAAGTGCGGTCGCTTGCAGAGTATGTCTTTTGTACGCCGGTTGCGTAACCAAGTGAACCGTTTACGGTACCAGCAGCAGGAACGTTAGCGTCATACTTTGCATCATTTTGAGCCATGGTTGCACAAACAGCAGCAGATGGGGCAACGGTACGGTAGAAACCAGCGGTTGCGCCAGGAACCTGGAGCCAAGGTGTAAAGATTGCACAATATGATGTGTCGTTTCCAGATGACTGGAGAACTGCAACGTCTGTAATTAAAGCAGAAGCAGCGTGTGATGGGTTTGCGTCAAGAATAGCCATGCGGTTATTCGCTGAAGCGTGTGCTGTAAGAGCTGCGTAAACAGCTTCTGTGTATGCACCTGGGTATGAAACTTGTCCAGGGCCGTAGGTTGCATCAAAAACAGCAAGGGCTGTTGCCACGTTGGTGTCAGAAGTAGCCGCGTCAGCTCCACTTGTAAGGTAGATTGAAGTTGTTGAGTTTGTTGTTGGAAGGGCTGACGATCCAGAAACAGTTGCAACTGTGCAAAGTGATTGAAGAACTGGAAGTGAGTTAATCCACTGATTAAGTGATAATTCTGCTCCAGCAGCAGCAAACTTTGGTGATGCAGCAAGAACTACACCGTTGTAAACAATGCTTGCAGCATATGTAGTTACTGTGTTAACAGTTGTGTTTGTAAAGTTAATTACAAGACCAGCCGCAGAAGCATTAGAACTATTTGCCCATGTACCACCGCTGATTGCGGTGAAGGTGTTAGTACCAAGTGTTGCTGTTGCTACTGTTGTGCCTGTCGCTGCAACAAGAGTAGAAACGTAAGCTACGAGTCCGCCCTCTTTGAAGTAAACGTCAAGCGCGTCATAAAGTAGGGTGCTGTCAAGTGTGACAGAACCTGGTGTAACGGTGTAGCGTCCAGTTAGTGCTCCGCCAACGTACTGACCAAAATAGGTAGTAAAGTCTGACATTGAGCTGATTGGAACGGCGACTCCGGCTGGCCCTGCGGCGTTACCGGTGACGAACCATTGACTGGTTGGTGCTGCACCCTGGGTGTTTGAAGCAGAGGCGGTTACGTTAACGTATACGCCGGGAGCTGAACTAGCCATTTGCGTTCTCCTGTAGGATTAGCGTCTCAGTTTCCTGAGGACGTGGGTTTTTGTTTGGGTTGGGCTTTTTTTGCTCTTCCTTAATTTCAACATTTTTTAATTCTTGTTGAGTTTCTGGAACAACAGTCAAAAGACCGTTTAAAATGTGTGCTTCTACGATTGAACCGTCTTCAACGGTGTACTCGTGTGCAGGCGACATGGATTGACCCTTGTCGTCAAAAATAACGTATCGTGATTGAACTATTACTTTCTTTTTGCTCATATATTTTCCTTAGTAACATCAATGTTTGCTTCTTCAACCTCTTGTACTGGTTCTGGAGGCAAAACAGATGGTCCGGTTCTTGCACCTGTTGGGGCAAATTGTGGTGACGGAGGTCCTCCGTACATATTCATTGCATTTCCAACTGTAACGGCAAAACGAAGGTGAGCAATACCCGTTGTGCGTCCACTTGAGTGTTCGCCTTCAGCATATTCTTCGCCTTCCCAAATGGTAGTTTGAGCAAAACCATTTAGGCCACGGTGTTGAATTATTGCAGCACGAACCGCTGCCGCATAGGCAGAAGTTAGTGCTTGTGTTTCTTGCCAATCTTTTGTACCGTACACGTAAACTAAAACTTCTACGCGCCAGTTTGTACGAATGGCGTCTTGATAAATTCTCGGAACACCGATGGTATTAGGAACTTCAACAAGAATTGCGGCCGATGCATTTCTTGGTAAGGTTCTAAATTCCGGACGGTGGCGATATTCATATGGCTCAAGAAGAACTTGACTACCTAGTTTACGGTTAATTTCCGCAATGTAAGTAGGAAGCCATTCTTGAAGCGTATTATAAAAAGCCTCTTGAACAGAGTGTCCGCTATAAAGGGGACCAAATATATTGTCGGTGTATGAAAGATTCCAATCAGTCCACCATTCTCGTTTTGACATTATGGTTTACCAAATCCGTCTGCAATTCTTTGAGCACCAGTTACTTGATTTTCTCTTAAAGCAGAATTATAAAATGACATTTTTTCTCTGTTTAACTTTCCACCAGAAACTCTATTTATCAGTGAATCTGTTTGAGATGAATTTAATTTATTTGCTTTATTAAATTCTGATTGTACTCGTCTGGAAAGTTGTATATTCTCATAATGAGAAAGAGTTGAAAGACTTGAGTCTTTCATGTGAGCTAGTTCTGCTGCATTTCTGTCAACTGTTTTTTTGCCAGAAGCAGAAAGTTCTTTATTTCCGGTTCTGCTAATCCTTGATCTTACTGAAACTGCTTGCGAATCTCTTCTTAAAGCTTGTTCAACATAAGTAGATTTTTTTGCTTCAATTTCAGCAGAATTTGTTCTAGCAATTTTAGCAATCTTACTACTACCAATACCAATGTAACTTTGCATTATTTTCAAAGCTGCTAATTTAAATTCTGGTGTAATGGTAATAATTTCTCTAATAATTCCTGATTCATTATCTCCAGTTTGATGAAAATAACCATAGTCTTTATTACGAGAATAATTCTCTGGTGCACCATGTTTTCTTGGATCAATAGTAATTGTTGCACCTTTTAAGGTGTTTACTATTGTTGGGGCAACAGCCGCTGCGTGAAGATAGCCAAAGTTAACAAGTGGGCGATCTCCGCCATAACCTTGTTTTGAATAAATTGTACTATCAGCTAATGGCTCCCATTGTTCAGGGATTCCAAATGATGGAGCAGCACCGTAGTTAAGAAAACGTTCTTCCTCCATAACTATAAATAGTTCTTCAATTTGAGAAAGAGCGGGCAATGTGTTTTTTAAAGCAGCAGAATACATCTGAAGTTTTACCGCTACATTTTGTAAATTTTTAGCGTAGAAACCTTGAGGCGATCCACCACGCAAGTTCATCTGGCCCATGTTAGCCTCTTACCCAGGGGCCAATCAATTTATTAACTGTGTTTTCCATTTCGTCAAGATTCATTTCGCGACGAATTTGAGGTTCAAATTCAAGCATAACAAATTTTGCTGCTTGAAACAAGCAGGCACGACGAAGTGAAGCAGGAATTCCCTTTGTGTATCCACCATCGTAAACGACGGTTACACGGGTTCCCTCAGGGGCAAATGTACCGAGACGAAGCCATACGTGACCGTCGGTCACATCTGGTCCACGAACTCCACCATTTTTAAAATTGATGGGTTGCGTGTCGCCATAGGTGCGATAGATGTCCATAGACTTAATGTCGTATGTCCATAGTTCCGGATATACCGGAGCGAATTGATCAAGCCAGAAGTGACGTACAAGTGTTGACGCACCAAGAGCAATAGCTTGAGAGAGACCCAGAGATCCGTAGATGTCCAATGGCATATCGGCGTTATTACCGTATTCCATTGGGTCAATGCCGAATAGGCGCTCTTGAAAAATGTGACCCTTAAAAGGTGCCAAACGGCGACCCGTCAAGTCCTCTAAGTGAGTTGTTGCCTCAACCAAAATGTCTGCAATGAGACTTGGTTCAAGGTCAACAACCAACTCGGGATAGCGACGTTGAAAGTCAGCAACACTGGCAAGTGAAACGGGATCGTTGTATTGTGACCCGTTATTTGCCATGATTACTCTTTCTTTGCGCGACGCTTAGTAGTTGACGCTGCATCTAGTGCAGACGTAATGTCGGGTGATGTTGGATCTTCTTCAGCAGACTTAGGAGTTTGCTTTGGAATAACTTTTTCAACTTCTTTTTCGACAATTTTTTCAATCTTTTTTACTTCTTTTTGTACCTGGTAAAATAATTCACCGGGGATACTCAAAAGGGAATGGGCCAAACGTGCAGGTACTTCAATAGCACCTTCGTCTCCAGCTTTTTCCCAAGAGTAACCCTCGGTCCCACCTGGTTCGTTTGCTGCAATTAATGGCATATAAAACCTTTCTGAGATAAATCCAGTGCGGTGGGTAGGGGAGGAACGAGGGAACCTACCCACCACACTGAAATCTGACTACCTAATTAGTCAACAATGAAGTTAGGAGTGTAAGACGTGTTGGTCGGTGTTACACCGTTTCCAGCCTTACTGTCCAAAGCACTCGCAACGTTTGCAAGGCGACCTAAGTACTTAGGTCCACGAACAGCAAGCGTGGTGTCCGCAACGAATGCGAATGGCAAGCTGTCTGGCGATGCAGTTGTTGGGTACACGTTAACTGGCTGCATTTCACGTACGTAAGGACGTGTGATGTAGTTTGCGTCGCGTGACATTAGGTAGATGCTCTGCTCACCGTTTGAGGTAAGAGGGTTCATTCCTGTGTTGCTGTAAGCGTAAGCTGCTGTAGGCGCTGCCTGTGCGTTGCTTCCGTTGTAGCAGATAAGAGTTGTTCCGTTGTCAACAATCTTCGTTGTAGCCCAAATGTTTCCAGTTGAGTCAAGGAAGTTAGCGTCTACGATACCAAGCAGTGTGAATGCTGTGTTGGCAGGAGATGATGTTGATGCGCGGTAAACCTTGTAGTGTGTTGGTTGTGATCCTTCTGGACCTGTTGGGGTCGAGAATGAAATTGTGCAAGCAGTACTTGAAGGTGACAGTGTTGCTGTCTTTGCAGCTTGGATTTCTCCAAAACGAGCAATAACAGGTGCAACTGCGTAAGTGTATGATCCGCTCAATGTACCAGTTCCAGTTGCAGCGCCAGTTACGGTGCCCATTTGGTTAGTACGAGGTGAAAGGAACGATGACTTAATGATTGGAACACCACGGTATGTAGGAACAATCAAACCAGCAGCAATTTCAACCTGGTCAACAAAACGTTGCTGGTTGATAAGAAGCTGTGAAAGACGGCTGTTAGCGTTTGGTGACATGAGGAACATCCACTCAGCGTTTTCGATTGGCTCTGCAACATTGCTCTCAACGAGGTCAATGAGGAGGTCAAGTCCACCTAGTGAAAGTGCGTTTCCACCAAAGTTAATTGCATTCTGGTCAACGCCATCAACCCATGGGTTGTAGGCTGGTCCAGCCCAAGTAGAAGCACCACCGTAGTTGTCAATGGCTCCGCCACCGATACCTTGGTTAGGTCCACCTGTGTTAGATGATGAGAATGAAGAAACAATAACGTCTAGTCCGTCAAATTGTGGGTATGGACCCGCAACTGTAGGTGCTTCTGCACCCCAAACTAGAGCGTTTTCAATGTCCCAGTAAAGACCGCGTGCAGCGCCTTCAATTTCGCGAGCACGAAGGTCGCCAATGAGGTCAGCTGTTACAGCCTGTGAGTAACCAGTTACAGCACCGACACTTTGCAGCAAGCGAATTTGAAAGTTCTCTTGTGCGTAGTTTGATGTGCTGACAGGGCGTGCGCCACCGTCGGTTACGAATCCACCCGAAGGTAGGGTTGTACGCTTGTTGAAGTAGTAAACTGTTGAGCCCCACTTGACCGTAGGAAGCGAGCGTACTAGCGGCGCATAGCGGCGCTGGTATTCAAGCAATACTGGGTCAATCTGCTTCTGAACTAGTGCAGCAGCACCAGCAGCAGTTAAGGCCTCTTCCAAATCGTTAGCCATGGCTAATTCTCCTTATATATTTTTGGATAGGGGTTTGATAATTAATTGCTTAGAAGCCGCGGTCGGCTTGAGCAAACTTTGCTGCGAAAAATGGAGAAGCACCCCATGT